ACAGTTATCCAGGGACTAACTAAGGAACAACTAATAAACAGTATGAACGCTTGTAACCATGTAAGAGATAACTATAAACCCCTATACAATAGAAAAGACAGAGACCTTATCAATAAACTACTCAATGTCCATAAGAAACCAACACACGAGGAGTTAAACAATGATTAAGTGCCCCGACTGTGAAAACGGATATAATGAAAGAACACTCACATCAGGTGGTGAGCTCATCATCCTTAAAGAGTGGTGTGAAACCTGCAAGGGAACAGGTCATATAAAACATGAGGGCGAGCGTGAAGGCGTGGCATGGGAGAGGGAATAGATGACTATTAAATGCTCACTATGCGGGTTATATTACAAGCGGTTAAATAAGAATCAGAAATGCCCCAGGTGCAAGGGTGAATGATAGCATTACATAACTAAAGTAAGTTTGAGGCTAAAAGGCAACATCCCCCACCGGCGGGATGGAAGAAAACAATGCCAGCGCTTAGAGGGGAAGAGATGCCTAGAGGTAAGATAGAAATAGATTGGGAACAGTTTGAGGCTTATTGTGCAGTTCAATGCACATTAAGGGAGATAGCCGATAACTTCAACTGCTCTGAGATGACCATTGAACGGAAAGTCAAAGAGCATTACGGCTGTTGTTTTGTTGATATTTTCAAACGTAAACGGCAAAAGGGGCTAATGAGCCTGCGTGCTAATTTATTCAGGTTAGCAGAGAAGCATCCCCAGATGGCTATATTCCTTGCCAAGAACTGGCTGGGCATGAGTGACAAACAGGAGATAGAACACAGTGGCGGTGCTGAACCTATTAAGACCGAGATTATAGTCTCCAGTGGTACAGCCAAGAACCTACTGACTGAAATAGTGAAGGGGATACCACCCCATGCGCCAAGTGACGACTAGGATATTTGATGACAACCTAAGAGCCTATCAGTGGGGTAAGCGCCGGGCGCTCAATGAAGGCGGGACGGCATCAAGTAAGACTTGGTCTATATTACAACTCCTTATCCATGTAGCACAGAATGCCAAGTTGTCGCTTCTCATATCTATTGTCAGCGAATCCCTCCCTCACCTTAAAAGGGGTGCGATAAGGGACTTCTTCAGGATACTGGGTGAAGACCCTAAAAGCTGCCCGCGCTATAACATAACCGAACAGACCTACACATTCGGTAAGGGTGTGATAGAGTTCTTTGGAGCTGATGAGGCGGACAAGGTAAGGGGGCCAAGGCGGGACATTCTCTTTATCAATGAAGGGAATAATGTGCCTTGGGAGACAGCCCGGGGGCTTGATATACGGACTGCCAGGTTTACCTTTGTTGACTGGAATCCCGTTAGTGAGTTCTGGGTACACACAAACTGGATAGGACGACCTGAGAATGCCTATGTTCATTCTACTTACCTTGATGCGAAAGATGTACTACCCGCTGAGGTAGTAGCCAACATAGAATCTAACAAGGACAAAGACCCTAACTGGTGGAATATATACGGGCTTGGATTGATAGGTAAGGTTGAGGGATTGGTCTACCCCTTCTTTACGCAGGTAGATAGCCTCTCTTCTCAGGGGAGCCTTGTTTATGGGCTGGACTTCGGTTTCTCTGGTGACCCGGCTGTATTAACCAAGCACAAGATATTCCCTGATGAGATATATAGCCAGGAACTCTTCTATGAAAGAGGGCTTACCAACCAGGATATAGCTGTCCTCATGGGTGAGCTTGGTGTAGCAAAACACTCTGATTTGATAGTAGCTGATTCGGATGAACCCAAGTCTATAGAGGAGATTTCCCAACTTGGCTACAATATTAGGGGTGTAAAGAAAGGGCCGGGTAGCGTTGAATATGGTCACCAGAAGGTCAGGCAGTACAAACAGCACTGGACTAAAGATTCAACGAACTGCATTAAGGAGCAGAGGAACTTCAGATACATGCCTGACAAGAATGGCAAACTCACTGAAAAGACAACACATATCTGGAGTCACGGAATGGATTCTAGGAGATATCCAGTAGTGGATTACTCGGAAGCCCCTGAACCAGTAGAGCAGGTTGTAATCTATGATGCGATGGAAGCAGTAAGGGAGCTTGAGCTATAAAGGAGTAGTAGAACATGGATATAGACTATGGATTGGCAGCCTTTGTTTATTTGTGGACAAGAGATGGGAAGTTCCCCGTCAACCAAGAAACTGAGGATTATATAGTAGGGCAATTAAAAGCAATCTTGAAAGTCGAAGTGTCACCAGAATTTAGTGATGTAGCTAGGGCTGAGATGGCATTGCGTATCATCGAACGCTCAAGACAATAGCTGGAGTTGTAAATGACAGATAAAGAAGATAAACGCCTAAGAGAATTAGCCCCAAGGGATGAACTTGATATTTTAATAAGAGAAGCTACTGCTAGTGTTGAGGCTGACCTTGCACTAGAGGATGCAGGCTGGATAAACCTGAGTGCACAGACAGGGGAAGTTATCACTGCACAGGAGAGAATATCAAATATCAAGCTATCCCGTCTCTATGCTACTAAAGACCCTATGGGCAAGCAGGCGATTAGACTATGGACTGACTATACCTTCGGCTCTGGATTGACGTGGAGCGTGCCGGATGAAAAGAACAAGAAGACCGAGGAAGCGCTTGAGGCATTCTGGGACTCATCGGCTAACCAGAATGTCTTATCGGCCAGAGGTCAGCGGAAGTCGTCTGATAAGTTACTGATAGATGGTGACGTGTTCTTTGCTATCTTCCTGGGTTCAAAAGGTGAGGCCAAGATAAGGTGGATCGACCCACTTGAAATCACGGAGATTATAACAGACCCTGACGATAAAGAGGATGTTAAATTCTATAAGAGGGAGTGGTCGGACCAGCAAAGCACACCGCATACAACTATCTATCGCTCTACAACCAACATCAAGAACGAAGCAGCCAAGGACTCCCGGGGCAAGACCGTCCAGAAGACCGATGACGCTCTGATATATCATTTAACCTATAACACCACCACACAGAGGGGTAATCCGTTACTGTTACCAGCTCTTGTCTGGATGAAGTACAATACTCGGTTCCTGTCGTCAAGGATAGCGGTCATGTTGGCGCTGGCCAAGTTTGCCTGGAAGACCAAGGTAACGGGCGGGCAGGCTACAGTAGGCGCTATCAAAGCTAAGACACAGGGGCAGACGGTAGCCGCTGGTTCACAGCTATTAGAGAACTTAGGTTCTGATACCACACCGATTAAGACAGACACGGGATCTGTGAATGCCGATACCGATGGGCGGATGATTAGGCTAATGATTTGTGCTGCTGTTGGCATCTTCCCCCATTACTTTGGCGACTTAGAAACATCAAATCTCGCAACGGCTAAGATGGTAGAGCTCCCCATGATGAAGATGTTTCAGTCCTATCAGAAGGTGTGGGAGGACACTTATAAGGATATAAACGAGGTTGTGTTAGCGCATAATAAGATACCTGAAGACAAGTGGTATGTTGACATGGACTTCCCTGCTATCGCCCCTGCTGATGTAGCTCAGGCAGCCACAGCCCTGTTGCAGATATTACAGGTCATGCCAGAACTAGCATCTACTGATGATGTTAAGCAGATGGCCTTGATGACGCTGGGAATAGATGATACTAAGGAAGTGTTGGATGCGTTGGGTAAGACAGAAGATACAGGGGCAACAGAAGCGCAGATACTTAGGGCAGTCAAACAGTTAAGAGAAGCATTAGTTAAAAGGAGTAAGCAATGAGAATTGTAGCAGGGTTGATGATGCTAGGCATAGGGATATTGCTACTTGGACTAGCTACCTGTGCAGTATGTATGGTTTTCTAAAGGAGTACGTAATGACCAATGTTATGGATAAGCTAGATGTGGCTTTGGGTGACTACCCCCCCAGGGGCGAGCCATATACGGCGATGTTGACTGATGAAAGGCAAAGCCTGCTAGATTTATTAAAGGAGGTAAAGGCTCTTTATCGAAAGAAGAATAGCATGGAAATCACTATGCCCTGTGGTTATTCACAAGTGTTCAGAGAGCCAGAAGACATACCCTTTGAAGACTTGCCCTGCCAATGCGGTCAAGCAGGGCGTTATTTAATCAGGTACGAGAAGGAGTAGATGATGAATCAGAGAGTTAAAGATTTACCTATAGTCTATTTTTATAAAGACGGGAATCTGGTCTGGATGTATGCTGGATTCAAAGACATTGAGGCTGTGCGACAATATATAAAGGAGTAAACAGTGGAGAAAACAAGATTGGAAAAAGCAAAGGAACTAGCACTAGCTCACGGTTATGACTGGGAGCAAACCGAGAAGGCTGTGCAAAGGGCATGGGTTAAAAAGGCTAAAGAAGCTGGGGCATCCGATGTATGCCCTAAGTGTCAGGATAGGGGCTACATTGAACAAGAGCATGGTCTGTTCAGGGAATGCTGCGACTGCGAAAAGGGACAGGCATTAAGAGCAGAGGTGTTTGAAGAAAGTGGGAAAATCCCACCTGAGACACCAGATGTTGTGGCAGAAGAAGTTGAACCACAAGATGTAGTAGAGGTTAAAGATGACAGTGATAGCGGAACTGGACAGCCTGATAACATTACTGGAAGCGGAGATACCGGCAAACCCAAATGCACCCAAAAACCTAAAGCAAAGAAAAAGGCTAGAGCAAAGTCTGGTTAAATACTTCAATAAGTTGGAGAGGGCGTTTCCGTATAGTAAGCTAGGCGCAATATATAACAGATACGTTATAAAGGAGTAAGGATGTTTGATTTGTGGGCGAAAGTAATCGGCTGTGGTATTGTGGGAGTGTTAGCTCTTTTTCTAATTGTTGTATTAGTAGTATACGAAAGAGGGGCATACAGGAAAGTGATTATTCCATCAATGCTATCAGTGGGGTTGTTGGGGTGTATCTTTACTGTTTATAGGTCAATAGTATCTATAATAGGTATGTAAAGGAGTGATAAATGAACTTTTGGAGGGCTATCTATTGGTCACCCCGTAGCATTGTTGTTGGATTATTTATAGAACGCTTCCCCTTATGCTGTGTGTTCCATTTCTGTTTTGATTATTTTATTGACAAAAAATCCATGAAGGCAAGGGGTATAGATGACAGGTGTTGTGTCCCGTGCTTCTACCATAAAACAAGGATAGTTAATACATGCCATTAAATAAAGACATTGAGAGTACACTAAACCCCCTGTTATCCACCTTTGATGACACACTAACTACCATGTTTGAAGGGCAGTTATCAGAGACCTATATATCGGGGCAGGCCGAGATGATTTCCTATGGTAAAACCAAGCTCGGTATCCCGATAGCCTATGAGGGGCCACCTATATCTCAAGCGGTCAACTGGGCAGGGAAGCACTCGGCTACACTGGTCAAGGGGTTAGATGATGTTACCAGGGAAAGGTTAGCACGCACTATCAGTAATGGTATAGCCAATAAACGTGGCATCCCCGGACTGTCAAGGGACATTAAAAACACCTTTGGCGATATGAGCAAGTATAGGTCAGAGCTTATTGCCAGGACAGAGACAGCCAACGCATTATCAACAGCCTCATTAGATAGCATGGCTGACATGGGTATTGAGGGTAAACAGTGGATAACGGCTGGCGATTCTGATGTAAGTGATGAGTGTATGGGTAATGAAGCCGAGGGTGTTATCCCTGTGGGGCAGACTTTTAGTGGCGGTGTAAGCGCACCCCCCCAGCATCCCGATTGCAGGTGTGTAGTAGCCCCTGCGAGGTTAAGGAAATAAAAGGAGAGTGACATGAAAAAAGAGAAAATGGTGGCAGGATTTAATGCATGGATGGATGAGTACATTAATCATCCAGAAAAGTTCAACAGAAGGTGGGAATCTATTAGAAAGCATCTGTCAGAAAAGTCTAATGGCGAAGAGCCGTCCTATGGTCAGAGGTGCGAGGTGGCACTATCTCATTATGCAAAAGGCTGCTAAATGACAGACACTAAAGACCTGGAACTCAAGAAGGAACTTGAGAAGATAGACTGGCAGAAGTATCTTGAATACGGTAGTGTCAGGATACAGGTAAGACAGGGCAAGAAAACACTGGTAGCTATTGAGAGAACATATCCAGATTAAAAGGAGGAATCTTATGAACGAGTATAACAACGTGATTGATATTCTGTCTGAAAAGAGGGCGGGATCTAAATTAAAGAGTATAACAATGAAAGACAGCCCACATCTAAAGAATCATTCTCTGATAACCTTTATCTTTGAAGGGGAAATAGAAAATGAGGAGAGACATATCGGCATATATGGAGAGGACTTACAAGTATCTACTGGTTGGGTAGGAAATAATTAAATAGACTAAAGGTGATATAGCTCAGTGGTTAGAGTGCTGCCCTGTCAAGGCAGATGCCACGGGTTCAAGTCCCGTTATCACCGCCAACTGAATAATTAAATAGGCTGAACGGAAGAACCGCAGGCTTTGAGGAAACTCAGGCTTGCGGTTCTTTTTTGTGTTTATGGAGGTAATCATGGCTAAAGAGGCTATACACCCACATGGTGAGCATATCTGTGTCTGTTCAAAGTGTAAGCATGAGGTGACTGTTAAAGGGGATATAAAGTGCAACACACAGGAATGCTCTGAATGTGGAGCACCTATGATAGCTAAAATGGCAGGTGAGAAAAGAACCAGGGAGGCAAATATGTTAAGTGCTAAGAACAAGCAGTCATTACTTCAAACGGCTTTGGTCACGGAGTACAAGATAGGGGTGCAATCGCCTATCCCGAAAAATCTTGTTATCGAAGAGGTATATGACGATGAGGTTGTCTTTGATATAGACGGGCAGCTCTACAAGTCAAGCTATGAACTGGGTGAGGGCAATGTTCCCACATTCGGGGAGCCGACTAAGGTAATAAGCAACAAGGTCTTTACTGCTATGGACTCATTGCAGACTACATACTCTGAGCTTATACAGGAAGCTGGTAAGCGCAACGCACTGAAGGATGCCGCCCGGGTGAAGAAGATATTAGAACTATGCCAGGAGCTTTTATCCTCTGAGGAACCTGAAGAAAAGAAAGCTACTGAGGCATTAAAGGAAGCGACCTCTGTATTGACTTTGATTAAAGAGCAGGCAGTTATGAAAACAGAAGATGGTGAAAGTTACCCTGCTGCTGCTTATGCTTATGTTGGAGACCCAGAGAAGTCCACTACCTGGAAGTTAAGGTTGTGGGAAGACCCTGAAAAGAAAGTTACCAGGGCGCAATTAGGGCGTGCTGCTGCTGCATTAAGCCCCGGTGGGTTCAGGGGGCAGAAGGTACAGATACCGGCTGCTGATATGTCTGCTGTTAAAAGAAAGATAAGGGCTGAATATAAGAAGCTCGGTGTTGAAGACGAAGAGATACCAAGGTGGGTAAAGGAAGTCATGACACGGGAACTGGTGCAGAATTATGTCCCCCTTACAGAGGCCACATTTGACAAGGGCAGGGCTACTGTAATCGTAATCAAGCCAGGCTTCAATGCTACCGAGGATAGATACTACCCTGCCGAGATGCTTAAAAGGGATTACAAGGTATTTGAAGGCCAGAAGATGTATGCTGACCACCCGACTGAACAGGAAGACAAAGACCTGCCAGAAAGGTCAATAAAGAATACCTCATGGGTGGCTGTTCTAAAGGATGTTACTGTTGACGAGTCCGGGGTTGTTACCGGTGTTGCTGAAATCATCGAGCCTTGGTTGATGACGAAGTTAGCCACATTGCGAGATAAGCAGTTGCTATCAGAAATGGGCATCTCTATCAATGCGATTGGGCATGCTTCCAAAGCTACCATCGATGGTAAGGAAACTCTGGTAATAGAAGAACTCACAGGTGCCAGGTCAGTTGACTTTGTGACTGAACCTGGAGCCGGCGGAATCGTTACATTTTACGAATCTGACAGGAGCAGAGATATAGACTTGGTCGAACTGTCAGGACTAAAGGAGAAGCGCCCTGATTTAGTCAAATTAATTGAGGCTAATATCAGGTCAGAAATAACCAAGGAGGTTAAGAAAGCAATGGAGAACGAAGAGAAAATCACAGAACTGGAAGGTCAGATTTCAACGCTGACTACGGAAAGGGACGCTCTCAAGGAAGCCGCTGAACAGGCGGAGAAGGACAAGGCAAAAGCCGAAGCACAAGCCACTATTAAAGAGGCTGTAGACAAGGCCGAGCTACCCGATGCTGCTAAAGAGCGGTTAGTCGAGAGGTTCAAGGACGCTGAGTCTGCTGATGGAATTGCAGAAGCGATACAGTCCGAGGTGGATTACATCGCCAAGTTGTCCGAGGCGGGCAAGGTAAAAGGACTGGGGGAGACCAAGGTAGACCCTGAAAAGGGCAAGGAAGCCCTCAAAGAGTCCGTCAAGAGAATGCACCCAGAATATACCGATGCACAGGTAGAAACCTTTATCTCTGGGCGCTAAGTAAAATAACACAGGAGGAAATAAAATGCCAGATGCGAATTGGGGAGCATATACAATAAATGGAACCGTAAGCACCGAGGTATCTTCCACTTATGAGGGGAGGCATATCACCTGTACTGCTGCTGAACTTATTACGGAAGATGGTTCTGGTGTAGCTACGAAGGGTAAGGCCTGTGTCTTCGGATTAACGGCCTTGCAAGCAGTCGGTGTTTGTTTCAACACGGGGACTCTTACCGACTTAATCGCAATTGATACAGAGGGTATATGGAACTTGCACGTTGACGCTGTGGATGATGGCGGGAACGTAATTGTTTATCCCGGTGACCCGCTATATATCAATACCGCAACCTGTGTAATCTCTAAGATAAGGGATAATGCTTCGCAGGTGCCGTTTGGTTACGCCCTGGCTCAGATAGCCAGTGGCGAGACTGACACGGTATGCCCTGTTAAAGTCCATTGGGACCCGAAATCACACGAATTGCTCGACCAGGAAAAACTCTACTTTGGTGATGCTGCGGATGTCAGCATTCAGTGGAACGAGACTTTTCTAGCGGTAGCCATAACGGCAGCAAGTAAGGCGGTTGGCCTTGAAATGGCTATATCCGCTGCGGCTTTAGCTGATGGTTATGGATTTTTTGAGACCAATGCTAATGTGGCCGGGGCGGCTACAGGATATGTTGCAGCAAGGTCGGACTGGCTCAATCTAGCCGCTGACTTTGAGGTAATGGCTGGTGGCGGTCTGATTACTCCACATACCGATGGTATCTATGAATCGGCTGGCGCAACTCTTACCGATGCGACCATAGCACTCTGCGGAAAGTTTACCGACCAGATGGCATCCTCAGACTTCGGAATGTATAATCTGTGGAACTTGAATCTAACACAAACCTTGACCGCGCTGTTTGAGGTTAACAACCCGGCGCTTTTCGGTTATGTGGCTGGGTCGGCCAGTAATGTAGTTGGGAGCCTTCCAATTTTCCATACCGGTGGTGGAGCGACCAAGTATATTATGGTCTATGACGGACCAGCGTCCTAAACTAAGTAGACTAAAAAAGGAGTAAAACAATGCGTAAACTAATCTTAAAAGACTACATGGTTACAGGAAAGGTTAAGGGTGGTGACGGAAATCCCGTTGATATTACTGCCCCATACCATGTCAAGGACTCTATTCTGAATCTAATGTTCATTCCTAACTTGCAGTTGAACAGTGCTGAACTGGTCAAGCAGAATGTGCTGGCTATGAAGCTAGAACAATGCAAAGAGGATGAGATTCTGTTGGAGGATGAGGAATACAACAGGATTAAAAGAGCAATAGATATATTCAAGGGTTTTGGCAGAAACGATGTAGAACTCGTAACACGCATTAACGAGGCGGAAGTGGTGGAGGTGGAACCTAAAAAATAACACAGGAGGAAATACAATGCCTGAATTAATGAAATTAATGGAGGACTGGGGCGGGTATGTGCCCGTTGGAAGTAGGCACTCTGATGCTGAGAGGGCTGCGTTTATCAACCTGCTCAGTAATGCCGATAATGTTCCAGCCCATTTGCACGAATACCGAATAAGGGAAGCTATGACCACTTCCGACTTCCCTCTACTCTTTGGCGATGTCTTGGATAGACAGGTCTTGGCAGCCTATAAAGCCACTGAGCCAGTATGGAAAGCCTATACCAAGCTGTCTACTAATAAGGACTTCAAGGATTCATACCGCTTTGCCATTACGGGTGGCGATGGGATGCTTGACAGGGTAGCTGAAAAGGGTGAGTACCTTGCCAGCGACAGGGAAGAGACAAGATATATCTTGGCAGTTCTGAAGTATGGGCGACAGTATGACATCTCTTGGGAAACCCTAATCAACGATGACCTGGGTGCTCTCAAGGATACACCGGAAAGGTTTGCCAGGGCTGCAATACGGACTGAGCACACGCTGGTAGCCCGCTCATTTGCTAACCTCACAACGGCTGGTGCTGTTCATGCTGTTGGTGGTCCTCTTTATTCTACCAATGCTGCCGAGCTAAACGAAACCGCAGGCGCTTTAACCATCGGGTTCTTGGAGCAGGGGCTTGAGGCTATGGCAGGCAGGACGGATGCCAATGGTATGCCGATTCAGTGCCGAGCTAAATTCCTGGTTGTACCCCCAGCCCTTGAACTAACTGCTCGCCAAATCCTGACTTCTTCAGAGAAGAGATATACCGGCGGCGCTGCCGGAACGGCCTGGCCGACAAGCAATGTCCTGCCACAGTACGGGCTTCAGCTAATCGTTGACCCATATCTCCCCGCTGCAGCTACGCTTAACCTCTCTGCAGCCTCAGCTAACACGCAGTGGTACCTGTTCGCCGACCCGAGGGAACTTGCAGCCCTTGAGTTCGCACACCTCGCAGGGCATGAGCGACCTGAAATCTGCATGAAGGCAAGCGACAAGGTAAGTGTTGGTGGTGGGGCAATCGGCCCTATGACCGGTGACTTCGCAACTGACAATGTGTTCTATCGAGTCCGCCTGGTCTTTGGTGGGGCTAGAATGGACTGGAGAGCTTCTTACATGGGAGGCTCCGTAGGATAAAAGGAGTAAAGCAATACTAAAACTAGCTTGTCGGGGGAGGGGGTTGCTCTCCTTTCCTCCTGCCCCCGGCAGGATTTACAGGAGGTAAATAATGCCTAATTCAGCAATAGATTTCCCTTGGGAAAAACTAATAGTAGAAGCAGACGCAATAGTCCACGCTGGCCCGTGTGTCCTGCATTCAATAACATTTAACGGTATGACCGCTGTTGGTGATGTCGCTATCTATGATGGGGTAGACGCAGGTGGCACTCATATCGCTACGTTAATTCTGAGAACTGCTGTTCAGACATCCTGCCAGCCATTCACTGTTATTCTTGATTGTGAAATGGAGACTGGTATCTTTTTAGATTATGATGCTACCTTTGCAGGGAACTTCACTGTAACATTCAAGTAGGAGTAAACAATGCCAGACCCTAGAATACACCCTATAGATACAGATATTCCTACTGCCGTTGTTGCCGGAGCAGTCTCTAACATAATCTTGGTTGCAAACGTACATAGACTCGGTGCTGATATAGTTAATGTTAGTGACCCTAGCGAAGCTATATCTTTAGCGTTGGGAGTCCCTGCTGTCTTAGGAGCAGGCAAGACTTTAACGGTTTATGGGAGTGTTTATCATATGGGAACTGACAATCTTTACTCTGGTGACATTTATGCTATTAGTGCAAGTGGTGTTGGTGCGTTATCTGTTAGTGAGGAAAGTTAAATGGCTGGCGATGGAGTAAGAAATCCAACAGACATGACTCCAGTCTTAGACGGACTAGATGATATAGAAACTTCCATTGGGGAAATCCTCGACGAGTTTGATAACATAGATGCTGCCCTTGTTACCCTTGAAGACCACATTCTTATTGCTCTTGGTGATGTAGCTGATACCATTGATGCAGTATTAGTTGACACTCAGCTTCTTATAGGTAGACTAACAGAATTAAGAGCTGGCTATCTTGATGAACTTAGTCCCACTAATTTACCCAGTGATGTAGATGACCTTTTATATGATACCGCTGTCATAGCACATAAAGACGAAGCTCGAACCCGTGTCTATCCACGGGATACACGAGTTACACAAACCTTGATATGTGGTGGTGCAGCGGACACCTTTGGAAACTGGGCAGAAGTAGTCCCAATAGACACTATTGATTTTACTTATAAGGTAATAGGTGTAGTGGTAGAGGAAACAGATGCAGCATCTACCTACTTGATTCAATTAGGATATAGCACTGACGCTGGGACTGACCCAACTACAGCACAGATTATGGGCGAGAGGCGGATTAAGCTTTTGGGGGCACCCATTAAAATGGAGAAGGAAATTCTTGAAATACTGGGTTGCCACGCTCCTGCAAATGCCAAATTATGGGGCAGGGTAAAGTCAGCTTCGGGTGCTGCTGACGAATTAGAAGTTAGCGTGGTTGTAACACGCCATATTGGGATAACAAATGAAATAGAACATCTAGCTACTTGGCCGTGGGCTTCATAATACATTAAGAGGTGGCTATCATGTCCTTTAACTTTTTAAGGTTGGGGTCGTGGAAGAATACTACAATCAGGGTGATAGTCCGCTTGAAGGAATTGTTAACTTATATGTGGTGGAGTTGGGAGTTTAGATGTGATTCAAGGCGATTCAGTTTTGAATTCTACCAACATAAGAGGAGAAAATAATGGCAACATACACTTATACTACGACACCATTTGATGATATAGCCAGACTCCGTTTGATGATAGGCGATACTGACATAGTTCCCACTACCGATGCCCAGTTCAGTGATGAGGAGTTACAGGAGTTTTTAACTCAGGCTGGGGGAAGTGTTATTCAGGCCGCTATCACCGCACTTGAGGCATGGATGGGAGCACTTAGCCGAGAACTGAAGAGTGAGAAGATAGGTGACTACTCCTACACAAGGGGAACGATTACCAATCTGCAAAAACTGAAAGACCAACTGATTCTAAAGGATGCCTCAACCCCCTATCTAACCTGGGCTGAAATGGACTTAGCAGAAACCCCTGATGGCGTGGAGATGGGCGAATGAGCTATGCGTCTTTACTTATAAACTCAGCTTCAGTATATCGCTATCCAGCAGGTGGAGCTGTTGATGCCTATGGAACACCGGATAAAGTCTGGGCTGTCGTCCCTGCGCTATCTGATGTACCCTGTAGAATAATGCCCGTCAGTGGTGTTGAGATTAAGGTCGGTGCGGAACTTGTTATTGCAGACTACCAGTTATTCTTAGGAGACGTTACGGTCACTGAGCAGGATAAGGTATATGTCTACTGGGGAACTGTGGATGCTTGGGTAGAGTATGAGATTCTACTTGTTAAAGACAGGCAGGATGGTATAAACAGCCATCACAAAGAGTTAATGCTGAGGACAATTAGATAAAAGGAGGTGGACATGGATGTTAACAATGTGACAGTAAAGACACATATAAAGAATCTGGCAGAATTAAAAGCTGAATTTGAAAAGACATTGGAATCCGTGGGGCATCTTGTAAAGGCAGGAATACTAAGAATCCCAGAAGATGTGAGTGTGGATGACATCGAGGAGAGGGCAAAAACTGCCTTCGTAAATGCAATGAAGTTAGGTTAGAAACTATGCTATCTTCTGCTCGGCAGCCATCCCCCTTTTATCGCCCAGCGGGTAGGGGAAGAATTACTGGAAAGAACGCTCCTTTTTAGTCCAGGGACGCCACCAGCTTTCTATCCCCTATCCCAACCCGTTTCATTTAGGAGAATAGATGAAGATAACAACTAAATGGCTAGTCAATCTCAAGATACCAGAGGTTGAAGACAAGGTAGAGAAGGCTGTCCAGAAGGGGCTAGTTGATTCCGTTACGGACATTACTAATGATGCTATTCAACTATGCGTTGTAGACACAGGTCACAACAGGCGGTCAATAGCTTACAAGGTAGACAAAAAGGCTGTACGCAAAGGTAGGCCAAAGGGAGATGAGAAACCATTTGAAGAAGGAGAGCCAGACACTGGGACATTAGAAGGGGCTATCTATTCAACCAGTGGTTATGGAGGCTACCTTGAAACAGGAACGGCTAGGATGGAGCCACGCCCTTATATCAAGCCAGCCTTTGATATGAATAAAAAGAACCTACCCAATAATATAAAAGGACATCTGGCATGAGTATAGCGGATACCAATTCAATAATCAGGACCTACTTGACATCGGCAGCCGTTGCTGTTGCTCCTCTTCGGCTTCTTGTTAGCGATAGGATATACTGCCCTAGATTACCAGAAAAAATAAACTTGGCAGATGGTCCTGCTATTGGCTTCTTCACAAGGGGGGGGACTTCAACACCTTACATCCCCGGTATACTAGAGCCTTCAGTCCAGTTTGATTGCTGGGCTGATAACCCCTTAGATGCCAGGGAAGTATATCGTGCTTTATATGATGCGCTTCAGGGGATACAGGATACGACAGTTGGAGCTTATAAGATATTATCGGCTATAGAGGAAGTGCAAGGTCAGGACCTGGTTGACAATGAAATACAGAACATGTTCAGGGTTTTGACGTTCTTTAAGGTAATGATAAGAGCTGAGTAATTAAAACGCCCAGATATTGACTACAGGGCGGTATACACCATGCTACAAGGTGGCTTAGGCTATCTTTTTTAATATCAAAACAGGAGGTAATAAAATTATGGCTTATACAACGCTTACAGTATTGGATGCAGACAAGGCAGGGGATGAGCTAATTGCTCTGATGGTAGGGTCGGATACGCAAGACACAGATGGGTTTGACTTCGCCAATGATGGGCAGACTATCCTGTTTGTTCTTGATGAGTTATCGGCTGGAGCAGGGGATACTATCACATTTGAGGCGGTCAATGACCCCGATGGCAGGGCAGAAACGACTCTAACCAGAACGGTAACAGCAAAGAAGATGTATTTTTACGGGCCTTTCCTACCGTTAATCTGGAATCAGAGCAATGGCAGGGTAAGATTAAAGTTTACGACTGCTGATGCTAAGACCCAGATTATGGCGGTAAGGGTAAGCAATCCAAGTTAAGGAGGTAAGAAATGGCAGACCAGACAATGACAGTAGTTGAATCAAGTAAGACAGGCATATTAGATGTAGAAGGCAATGCCTCAGCCAAGGCTGGTAATGCTGCTGGTTCAGACCAGTTTCTATTTGCCAATGATGGTAAGACGGTGTTGGTGGTTGTAGGTGGGGCTACCCCTGCTGATATAGTCTTCACCCCTGTTACCAACCAATGGGGGAGAACAGAATCATTATCAGTTACACCTGGCACGTCAGTTACATCAAT